TGTAGGAACTTGGATGGTATCGGTTAAGGTAAATAACGATGAGATATGGGAAGAGTTTATTAAGACTGAAAAGGTAAAAGGCTTTAGTATTGAGGGGTTCTTTAGTGATAAGAAATCTGATAGACCACAAGAAAGCATAGAGGAAGAGTTGTCAGCAGAAGACCTAGCTAAGATATACGAGATACAAGAGATTCTAAGCGCTTCTAACGAGGTTGAATTAGAAACTTATAGCGATTATCCAAAGGCTGCTAGAAACAACGCTAAAAGAGCCTTAAAATGGAAAAAAGAAAATGGTAGTTCTTGTGGAACGAGTGTAGGCTGGACAAGAGCCTCGCAACTGGCTAGAGGCGCTAGTTTGAGTCGTTCAACGATTGCAAGAATGGCTTCATTCAAGAGACATCAACAACATAAAGACGTACCTTATTCTGAGGGATGTGGCGGTCTTATGTGGGATGCTTGGGGAGGTTCTGCTGGAGTCAACTGGGCTATTAGTAAACTTAAACAAATAGACAAGTAATATGGGTCAGGTATTTAACACTTCTTACAAGGTAAAGACAGATAATATGACCGATAGTCAATTATCTAATTCTAATATAGAGAATGGTTCTTTAGTTAGAACTGATAGCGGTCTTTATATGGGGCACTCTGGAGAGAATGTAAGAGTATACCCACAAAGTGCCGGTTCTTTAGGATTAGGATGGATGCGTATAGATGATACTGAGTACGACTCTGATAACAAGTTAAACCTAGTGGACCAAGTACAAGTTGTATTACCTAACAATGCTGGTAATACGGTAAATAGTGCTGGTGCTAATTATTACGATGCAAATACTCAGAAGTTAATTTCCGCAAATGAAAATGACGTATTTATAACAACTGTTGTATTTAAGTCTAGTGCAGCTAATGCGAATCAGACTCACTTAGATATAGTTCTTGTTGGTTCTGGTGAAATAGGAAGAATCCACATGGTTCAACAATTCTACAAAGGGAACGATGTCGAACAAGGTGTTCATCAAGTTATGCAATACTATACAGACTCAGACTTTGTTTCTAATGGAGTTCAGATAAAAATACAATCTCATGGCGGAACTGCTAAGGTATGGGATATAATCTATTTTATACAAAAAACTCAATCAGCATAATATGAGAGCTAAATACTGTAAATGTAAAAATACATACTGCATAAGCTGCTGCAAAGATTGCAATGCGGCTGACTACTGGAAACAAGGCATAGGAGTTATTACAGGTATACCTGACAATGATGACAACGATGACTAGATAAAAATGAAATAAACTTTAATTTAATTGTTATACTAATATAAAAAACCTTTAATTTATGAAAGCTACAGAAATTTTAGAAAAGCTACAAAATGTTTTTCTTTCTACTGAAGCGGAAGTTTCTGAGACTCCTATCGAAGAAGTCAAAGAAGAATTGTCTTCTGAAGAAGTAGTAGAGAACGTTGAGTTAGAAGCTCAAGAAGAAGTTAGCGAGGAAGTAGTAGAAGAAACTACTGAATTAGCTGAAGAAGAAGTCGTAGAGGAAGAAGTGGTAGAAGAAGAAGCTGCTGCTCCAGAATACGCAACTAAAGAAGACTTATCCAAAATGAAACAAGAGTTTATGGATATTATTGAGAGTCTTGTAAAAAAAGAAGAAGAATACCAAAAAGAAGTACCAGCAGAATTGAGTTCTGATGTTGATTTATCAGAAGAGGCTGAAGAAATCTCTCATTCTCCTGAGTCTGGCGTAGAAAGTAAAGCTAGATTTGTTATTGGCGGAAACAGACCAATGACTACTAAAGACAGAGTATTCAACAAAATGTTTAATAATTAATTATTTTAATAAAAATGGCAACAAACACAACTATTACTACAACTTATGCTGGTGAGAAATTGCAAGGCTTTATCTCTGCTGCATTATTATCTGCTAACACTATTGAAAACGGTGGTGTAAGCGTTAAACCAAATGTTAAATTTAAAGCTGTTATCAAATCACTTGCTACAGGCACTTTGATTGCTGATGACACTTGTGACTTTACTGACAGTTCTTCTGTAACTCTTGATGAAAGAATCCTTGAGCCAGAAACTTTCCAAGTTAACTTACAGCTTTGTAAGGATGATTTCCGCTCTGACTGGGATGCTATCTCTATGGGATATTCTGCATTCGATAGCCTTCCTCCATCTTTCGCTGACTACCTAGTAGCTCACGTTGCTGCTAAAGTAGCTGAAGAAATGGAAAGCACTATCTGGGGTGGAACTAACGCTACTGCTGGACAGTTTGATGGTTTCACAACTTTATTTGCTGCTGATGGAGATGTTATTGATGTAACTGGAACTGCTATTACTGCTTCTAACGTAATCGAAGAGATGGGCAAAGTAGTAGACGCTATTCCTTCTGCTATCTACGGTAAAGAAGACCTTAAATTATACGTTTCTAAAAACGTAATGAAGGCATACGTTCGTGCATTAGGCGGATTTAGTGTTGCTGCAACGTCAAACGCTGGTACTGACAACAAAGGTACTCAATGGTATGACAACGGAGCTTTATCTTTCGATGGAATCTCTATCTTTATGGCTAACGGTCTTGCAGACAACAAAATGGTAGCTGCACAGACTTCTAACTTATACTTCGGTACAGGTGTAGTATCTGACTTAAACCAAGTAAAAGTTTTAGATATGGCTGACCTTGATGGTTCTCAAAACGTAAGAGTAATCGCACGTTTCACTGCTGGTATCCAGTACGGATTTGGTGGAGAGATTGTTTATTACACAGCTTAATAAACTGTTCATTTAATATAAAGGGGGTGGGTGTCTATCCCATCCCTTTTTTTGTTTAACTAAAAAAATATAAAATTATGCCTTGTGATATATCAACTGGAAGAACGGAAGCGTGTAAAGAAAGTGTTGGTGGATTAAGAAACATCTACATTGGTAACTTCGTTTCTGGACTTTATGCTGAAGTGCTTGCGAACTTGGATTCTGACGAGCAAGTTACAGCTTTAACAACTGACCTTGTTGTTTACAAGTTTGAACTAAGAGGAGATAACAATACTTTTGAGGAAACTAACGAGAACTCAAGAGATAATGGAACTTCTTTCTGGACTCAAACTGGAACAATAGCTCTTAAAAAACAAGATGCTGCTACTCAAAAAGCTCTTAAATTACTTTCTTATGGAAGACCACACATCTTAATTGAAGATTATAACGGTAATTTCCGTTTAGCTGGTGCTCAAAATGGTGTTGAGGTTTCTGTAGGTACTGCTACTGGCGGTGCTATGGGAGACTTAAACGGTTACAACATTACATTTGAAGGAAAAGAGAAAGAACCAGCTTACTTTGTAGATTCTGCAATAGTAGGAACTGGACTTAACTTTGACGTAAACGCTACAGTTATTAATCCATAATAACCAACTATCTTTAACAAAGGAGGGGTTCTGTTTAATACAGAGCCCCTTTTTTTATTAAATAAAATGAAAACCACTATTTGTTGTTATAATATTATGACAATAGCGGATATAAATAGTTTACCAGTAATAAGCCTAAACGTGACAGGACGTGAGGGTTCAGGTACTTCTGTGACTGTAATAGACCAAGAGTCTAAAGATGTTACTCAAACAACGAATTTCTCTTACACACAAGGTGAATCTCTTACACTTACTATAGAAGACCAAGTCTTTATAGATAGGCTTGAGAAAAACAGTACGCTATCTGTTATACTATACAATGAAACTGTTCCTTTATACAGAGACATTATTAGATTTAGAGGTGAACTAAATACCGCAAACGAATATACTCAGTACAACAATGAAGATGATTACTTTATTTATGAGTCTGAACAATTCGAGTAGGATGACCCTCGAGAGTGTATAAACCTTTAGAGAAATTGTTATATTTATAACACAATAAAAGAAAATGGAAAGTAAAAACATTAGAGTAATAGAATTATCTGGATACCAGACCCCTATTGTGCAAGAACATTACAATAAAGATTGGGTTAAGTATGGTGAGGATAACAACTATTTCAAGCTACTTATAGATAATTATATGGGTTCTCCAACCAACTCTCGTTGTATCAATGGTATTGTTGATATGATTGCTGGTAGAGGACTAGAGGCTACAAATAGACAAGAAAAGCCTGAGCAGTATTTAGAGATGAGAAATCTACTGAGTAAGAAAACTGTTAAGCGTATTGCTCACGATTACAAAATGCTAGGTCAAGCCGCTATACAGGTAACCTACAATAAAAGAAAGAATAGAATATTAAAAGTATCTCACTTTCCAATGGAGACTTTAAGAGCTGAGAAGTGTGATGCTAGTGGTATTATAAAAGCATATTACTATCATCCTAAGTGGGAAGACTATAAGACTACTGATAAACCTAAGAGAATACCTACTTACGGTAACGGAACTAAAAAGCAACAGAACGAGCTTTACATTGTAAAGCCATACAGAAGTGGCTTTTATTATTATGCCCCTGTAGATTACAACGGATGCTTACAATATTGCAACTTAGAGCAAGAGGTTTCTAATTACCACATAAACAATATCAAGAATGGATTGCAACCTAGCTTGTTAATCAACTTTAACAACGGTACACCTCCAGAAGAAACTCAAGCGGCTTTAGAACGTAAGATATACGAGAAGTTTAGTGGTTCAAGTAATGCTGGTAAGTTCATTATTGCGTTTAACGAGTCTCAGGATACTAAGGCAGACATTGAGCCAATACACTTGCCTGATGCACACGCACAGTATCAGTTTATGTCTGATGAGGCTAGAGAAAAGATTATGTTAGGTCATGGCATCGTTTCTCCTATACTTTTAGGTATAAAAGATAACACAGGTTTCGGCAACAACGCAGAGGAGCTTAGAACGGCTGCTGTGCTTATGGACAACGTCATTATAAGACCTTTACAGGATGGTATTATAGAAGCTCTACAGGAAATATTAAATTTTAATGGAATTGACTTAGACTTATACTTTATAACGCTACAGCCTATTGAGTTTACAGAATTAGACAATATCTCTACTAAAGTAAAAAGAGAAGAGGAAACTGGAGAGAAACTTAGCTCACAAGTTGAGGAAGAAAAGTCTCTAGAGGAATCTCAAGTTGAACCTAAAGACGAAGAGGAATAATGGCAAGAAAAGCACTATTTATAAGCGTAGCTGATTTAAAGAAAAGGTCAATGATTGAAGGCAATGTTGACTCAAGCAAGATTGTGCAATACATTGAGGTTGCTCAGGACTTGCACATACAGAATTATCTAGGTGGTAAGTTATACAAAAAGATGCAGCAGTTAGTTGTTAGTGGTGATATTGTAGACATAGACAATACTAATTATAAGACGTTATTAGACGATTATATTAAACCTATGCTTATATGGTATACACAGTCAACGATACTTCCTTATATGATGTTCTCTATTAGTAATGGAGGTGTAGGTAAGCACATATCAGAAAACAGCGAAACAGCTACTCACGATGATATGACTTATTTAGCACAAAGAATGAATGATACTGCTGAATTTTATACTAAGAGGTTCTTAGATTATATGTGTAGTTATTCTAACTTATATCCAGAATATACTAGTAGTAGTAATGAAGATATGCATCCTGACAGAGATGTTAATTACACAGGGGGCTGGTACATATAATGAAGAAAGATGTAAACATATACAAACCTAAAGAGGCTAATATTATAAAGTTGAAAGAATATTTAAAGAATAGCGACAAAGTGAATATTAGTAATTTATTAAAACAATACAAAAACAAATAAATGAGTTGGGGAGAAATATATAACACAAGTTGGTGGGGAGTTGCAATAGATACTGCATCTTCATTAGGAACAAAACCAGACTTTTTTAGTGGTCAGTTTACAA